CATTTTAGTTACACCAAGTTCTAGATTTTCCCAGCTTGATTGGTTAATAATAGGTAGTTTCGATACAGCGTACATTGCAGCCGATGTTGCCAGAACACCAGCAGAAAGTGCCAAGCCGGCAGGCAGCGCAAGCGCCAATCCAGCAAGTGTAAATGGGTTACCTAGTTGCAGCATTGCATCAACAGTATAGCCAAGACTCATACCAAACTGACTGGCTTGTTCAGAAGTAACATTAACAGTGCCTATTGCTTTTATGCCTTCTGCTAATACAAATAGTGCTGCACCAATTGCAGCAGCACCGGCTGCACCAGCAAGCGTAAATCCAATAGTAATTGGGTTACCAATAAGTGTAATAATTCCAGCAGCAGCAACAATAATTGCAGCCAATTCTAAACCTCGGCCTAGTGTTAAGTCAATTTGACTCATGTCATCTATACCTTTAGCTAAAATATAAAGACTACCACCGATTGCAGCAGAAGCCAAGGCGCCTTTAGCTATGCTTATTGCAAATTTACCCATAAGGGTCCACACTGTCGCAAGACCTGCTGTGACAAGTATCATTTCACCTGTTTTTACTAGGTCTACATCATCAAAGTCAGAAACAGCTTTGTTAAGAACCCAAACTGAGCCAGCAATTAAAATTATAGAACCTGCTGCTTTTGCTATACTTAGTGCGTTTTTACCAGTACCTTTAGCGAATGCGTTAAGTATTGCTATACCAGCACCAACTGCAGTAATTGAAACTAAAAAATCAACAGCCATTTTAGCATCTATGATTTCTGTAAAGCCCCATACTGCAAGCCCAAGCGTTGCAATACCAATTGCAACTTTAGTAAAGTCCCAACCACTACCATCTATTAGTCTTGATGCTCCAGCGATAACAAGCATAATTGCACCAAATGTTAAAATGTCACCTAGTGTTATTGCTTCCATAAAGGTTACTAATGTAAAACCTAGCAGCGCTAGACCACCAGCAAACATTAGCATACCCTTACCAAATTCTTTAAATGTGCCAAATAGTCCTAGTAATGAACTTGCAAGTGTTTCTATGTTGTCTGCGTATTTACTAACAGCGTTTAGTTTTTCAACCATTGCCTCAAAGATATCACCAAACTTTTCTATACCGACAAGCTTCTTCTTGTTGCCAACTGCTTTAAGCAATTGATAGAAAAATTTAGACTGTGTACCATTAAGTGAAACATCTAGTGTTGCAGTATTAATAGTAGACGACAGTTTATCTAGGGCCATTGTATTTGCCTGTAATGCATCAACATTAGCACTGGTAGAGTCATCGCCAACGTCAGAGGTGTTAAACCTTTCTGAAATTGGTCGCAAAACATCTAAAATTGTGCTTTGAATTGCTAAACTTTTTTCTAGTATTGCATATAGACCAGATACACCTTTTAGCGGTTCTAGTGAGCCATCACCAACGCCTTCTGGGTCTGTCGAGTCTATGCCAGTAACTTCAGCCATATATTTTTGTTATGAAAGGTATTGCTTGAATCTACCCATTTTACGTTTTAAGTCGTTAATTATTAACGATACTGCTGTTTGCTCACTTTTAACCTCATTTGACTTGTCAAAAGAAGACAAAATAATATTGCCGTCTGATGTAGGTTTTATTGTGTACGGTAAAGACATTGATGCCCTTTGCCCTTGCATATACGTAATGACTACGACTGAACCGTCAACGAAAACAAAACAGTCATAGTGTACCCGTCTAGAGCTTAGTCTAGAGTGTAGGCTTGTTTTAATTTTGCTGATATTCATAGTCGTTATTTATATATGTATTATGTAAAGACAAGCGGTAACTTTGGTCTCCAAATTAAATAGTTATAGTTTTCATAAACTCGCGGTATACTTTTTGAGGCTCTAAGTTGTCAACCTGTAGCGTATAGCATGGACTATCAACAGTTTCCATAAACTTATCCTTTATATCTGCAGTTTGTTTTTCGTATGCACGAATTCTATTTGACTTAGACTTTTCAGTCATGTCTTCTGGTCGCTGTTCATTCATTGCGCGTTTGCTAATTCTTGACATTGCTGTTGTGTCTTCAACTTCAAGTTCAAACATAATAGGGAATGTCATATCCAGATCGACATAGAACTGCAAAAGCCAATCTAGTTGTCTTTCTGTTCTAGGAAAGCCATCAAAAATTATGAATTCATGCTTATTACTGTTAATTAGCCAATCTTCAACAACTGCTATTGTTAATTCATCGTCAACCAATTCACCTGATTTCATAACTGCATCAATTTCTATACCTAGTTTTGACTTAGCTGTCATGTTTTGTCTAAACAGGTCACCGGTTGAAAGATGATAAACTGCAGTGTCACCTTTAGTTATTAATTTAGCCAATGTGCCTTTACCTGCGCCAGGTTTACCGAAAAGTATTATATCGTTCTTAATCATAACTAGTTTTTTGTAACTAAAAGTGGCGCATTCATGTAATAATGTATGCGCCCTTTATCATTTTAGTTTTTTAAATTTTGGTTTTGTGTAATTTGGCTTTGCTGTATCTTTTTGACTTTGACGCTGTTCTTCTTGTTGTCGTCTTTGTGCTTCCAAGTCTTTTCCTAATTCAATTTGATATTGAATAAATTCGTAGTATGGTAGACTGTCAATAGATACTGGGTCAAAACCGTCGTGTTTTTGCAGCTGTCTTTTAGTCGATAGATAATTCGTCATCGATATCGTGAACAAAGAAAATATCTCTGAGTCCTGCAATGGACGATATCGGTGAGCGAAAGGGCCGTTTGCATTTTGGACAGTCAGACAAAACTTCTAATTTTTGTTCTGCTGTAACAGCAGATTCTATTTTTAAAAGCAATGATAATTCCTTTGGACTCGACGTTGTTTTCATATATCTTTGATACAACTGGTCCATTGTTTCGTTAGGTTTTCTGTCTAACATAAAAAATGCAGCAAGTCTAAGAAATGATTTGTCTATTTCAACTTCTTCTCTTCTAGACTCCATTAAGAATTCCATCAATTCTATGGATTCAGTGAGAGTTAGAGGTCGATAAAATCGATTACCCATTGTTTTTGTCTCAACTGAAAACAGGCCTGTTTTTGGATTTAGCCATCTTTCTGCCTGTTCTGTCAGCTCTTTAAACTGTAAGTTGTATGCAGTAATGCTAATATCATGCAAGTTTTTGCATTGATCGTTACCACATCGTTTTTTAAAGGTTAACGATGTGCTTGCACCTGAATATGCATGCACGACTAGGACAAAAAACAATCTATCGTGTTCTAAAATTACGTCTAAAGGGTCCAATTGCTTTTTACCTTCTAAAACTCTAACGTGATGCTTAATGACATATGTTAGGGCATCATTAATAGACATTGGGTTATTTTCGTCTAATGAACTAAAATACTTGATTGTCGCTGTTTTAGCAGGGCTGATTTGAAATCTGTATTGTGGACTGTATAATTGACTGCCATATGATATTTTTTCTCTATCAAAATCAATCCAAGAACCAACCACGGATAGTGGCTCTTCTTGTCTTACGCTGCCTAATCCTTGTTCAGACTTTGTAAGTGCAGACATTTTTGCGTCGCCTGACGTCGGTTTACTGTTTGTTGTTTCCATAAATTGTAGTTCTAAAGTTCTAAGTTATTGTATGATTTAATCGTGACTTCGTAAATTTTTGTGTTTTTAACTGTTGTAAACTTAACGCCAAACGATTCATTAACATTAAGATTATTAATTAGTGTGCCTAAATTAAAATAATTAAACTTTTTAGTTTCATATTTCAAAACGCCATCAAATGCTAATGTTGCTGAACTTTTGTTTGCTGCGAGCTGCAACAATTTAAAAAGTGTTTTTCTATTCGTACACACACCACAGATAATGTTAGACATTGCAGGCTTTGCTACTGTATAGCATCGTTTCATATCATTTTTTATATAAGTTTCATATAATTAAAATATATATCATAGTAGTAAAAACAGTAATTATTGTCTTCCTTTATTGTATCGACCGAATCTATTGTTAGCCATTGCCCACTCTTCATTATTCATAATGTTTAGCTTTCTTTTGTCAGTATCCCTATGCTTAAGTTCTTCATTATCAGTCTTGCCACTTTCGTTTCTTTTATTGAACCAATCCATAGTTGAATTGTTGATTGGCTGTCTATTTAGCCATGGATTGTCACCATTAGTGTCGACGGTTTTCTGTTCACCTCTTGTAGACATGTTTGACTTTCTACCTGACATAAGACCAGTCTTGCCTGATTTTTTTTCTGACCCTTTAATTAACGGTTTTTTTCTGTTCATAATGTTTCTTTTTTAGTGCACGAAAAACCAGTCACAACTCGTGACTGGTTTTTAATTGCAAATTATTTTTTATGCTTTTTATAGTCTTTGCTCTTCATAGTAATCGCATATAAATGTTTGCTCTAACTTAACAGGCTCTGCGTTACTAACGTCATTTTGACCAATAGAACTTAATTCACCGGACGGAAATGCATTTTTAAGTTTACGAACCCAAAATATTGTACCATCGGCAGCATAACTTTCAATTATGATTGTGCCAATGTAGTCTTTTTTCAGACCTCGTTCACCGGTAAATGGGTTTCTAACTGCTGAACGCCAAGTCATAATTGTGTTGTAAACGTAGTTTTGGAATTGATCATTTAAGTTCAATTCAAAAGTCATTGAAATTGTTTGGGTGTCGTCAACATCTGTGCTGGCGTAGTTTCTACGAGACTGCTGAAACATTTGTTGTACGCCTTCAGGTCCCGGCACACGCCATCCTGTGCAATTAATAACCTGTTCAGTTAAAAGTTCACTACCAACAACACCAACTGGCGGTATTATAGTAACCTTAAACATATTGTCGGTTACAGCCTCATATGAGCGTCTTCCGGCTTCTGAGTTTCTAATGTGTGATAACATATATTTGTGTTTTTTATTGTTGTTTATTATTTAGTGTATATATACTTAGACTTTCTTAACAAACTTTTTAGTCTCTGCAATAATACATCTAACTATTGCTTCTACTGATACTGGCTGATTGTTTAGTGCCATTTCCGTCTTTAACCATTTCTTTAGTGCTTTCCACTCTTCTGTTCTCTTAATAATAGTAGCAAATTGCTTGCCCGTTAGGGCAGCACTATCAACGTTGACTTGAATTTCTATTTCGTTATGTGCAACTGAAATGTATGATGCCAGTTGATCAATATACTTAACAATAGAGTCAAGAGACTTTTTAAGTTCTTTACTATGCCAAGTTTCAGAATTTTCTGACAACCAAGCATCGTATAGTTTAACAAATCCACTTATCGCATCTAAATGCGTGAATGTACCAAGCATTTCGGGATCGCTTTCGATAGGTAGACAATTTTCTGTATTTAGGGCAGCCTGCAATTCTAGCTGCCCATCTGAAAATTTGCTAAACTGGCAGCAGCCTTTTTGAAATTGTCAGGATACATGTCTAACAAGTCTTCGGCAATCATTCTAGCACTAGTTTCAGTATAGCCTTTAGTTAGTTTTAGCTTTTCGTGGACAAAAGCAGTAAATTGCTTTGCAGTACTAATGCGTTCAATTATTATAGCCTGAGTTTGACTTTCTAAAATTACACTAATTTTCTTCATCTAGTATGATATTATTTTGTTATACGTGACTGTCGTTTGCTAATGACTTAGCAAAATTACCAATCGATTTACCTGCCGATTTAGCTTTACTCTTAGCGTATTTTTTAGCTTTACTTTCAGGCTTTTTTACACCGGGCTTTTTTACACCGGGCTTTTTTACACCGGGCTTTTTTGTTACTGACTCTTCAATGTCAGCTAAGCTTTCAATTGTGAATTCTTTTAAATTTTTCATTTGTGTTTAAATTAAAAGCAGTCTAGCAATGCGCTAGACTGCTTGTTTATTATTTTACAATACTTCGAACTGTGCCGTGTTAGTTTCAGTATCGATTGTTGTTCTATGAACAAGTATTTCCATACCGTTGTTAGCAATAATTTTAGTATCTAAAATACCAATTCTATTACGTATAACTTCGCCAGTGTTGTTAAGGTCATCCATTTGATTAGTAAAACCAGAAATAGCACCATCACCAAGAGGTTCAGCACATATACCATCTGCTTCTTCTTTAATGACTAATCTATTTTGAGCAGTGTTGTATTTGAATACAAACCTTTCTAATAGTGACTTAACTCTTTCTTGAATATACATTACAATTTCAGAAGTATGTATTGAACTAAGAGCTGATTCAACAGTATTGTTTGATGTTCTATTACCGTATATTTGCAAACCTGTTGCAGTCTTACGTAATATAACATTGTAACCAAATGGGTCTAAGAAATCTCTGTCACCATTACCGTCATTGCTTTCGTTAAAAACATATTCAACACCTGCAACACCACTACCAGTTATTGAGCCTTCTCCAGGACCAGCAAGCGTAGCATACGGTGCGCCATTAGTGTATTTTCTAGCAAATAGGTTACTAACTAATGCAGCAGGTGGCATCAGTTTACCGTCAGACAATAAGATGTTAGGTCCGAAACCATAAGCATAGTAACCGTTTTCGCTCGGTAAACTAAACGAGTTAGAGTACGGTAATTGTAAGTTACCACCAAGTGCAATAAAACGAGGTTCAAATCGACCATCTATTCTACTTCTAAAATATGGATTGGTTGATCTTTGAAAGTCATAAATTGAAGGCATGCTATAGATTGCTCGACATAAGATTCGGGCTGCAGCAACTTCTTTTAATTGACTTTTAACGTTTGGTTCAATGTATGACTTGAAGCCATCTACAATATAGTTAAAACTAAATAGGTCTTGGTTTGCAAGTGCGCCTTTAAGGTCGCCTAACAAAAGGTCAAGAATATCGTTTTGTCTAGTAGCAGTACCGTCTAAAAATTGGGCAGTACGTGCAGTGTATGCCTTTAGGTTAGTTGGTACAAATTGATCAACTGAATTGTCAAAAGAGTTAACCTTAAATATATGCTGTGCTGCTTGATATGTTGCAACCAACTGGCCACTAGTTAATTCTATGTTATTGCCAGTATTAGAAATTGGATCAAACTTTGTATTAACACCTTGTCCTTGATCTGAATTTGCAACTAGCTGCTTATCAAAAGTTACTGTGAATACTGATTCCTTTACACCAAACCTTGTTAACAATGCTTGATATTTAGTTGTCGTATTTGTAGCATCGTCATCCTGTACTCTTGCTTTGCTTATGTCAGTTAAGGTTATAAGTTGACTAGTTCCAGTTGGGGCATATGCAATTGGTAGGTCAGTAAAGTCTAATGGATATGTAGTACCATCAACAGTTTGTGCAGTATAATCTCCAACGTTTGCTACTATTGGATTATGTACTACTGCGCCTGTTGCAGTATCAAACATAAGCGGTAAGCCTGTTAGGACATGGTCTGCTGGGTATACAAAGTAATCTCCACCGCCATCTAATGGAAATGCAACACCTGCGTTCGCGTATGTAAACGTAGAGTCCTGACCGTCTGCATCTTCCCAATCATGAGATTGTGCAAAGTCTGTGTCATCACCGTATGGTTGAACTGGTGCCAAAACTGTACCATATCCCCATATTTTGTCAATTTCACCAATTACGTTTACTGCAATAATTGATGCTAAGTTACCATCAACAGAAACATAACGATCACCAAGGTCAGGTCTAATATTGTCAATGACAAAGACCTTGCTTCTATTTGCTGTGCGTTCTGAACCAACCATTACTGATTCAAACTGTGCAGTATGTGCAAGAACAGTAGAGTTTTCATCTGTTGTTCTAGGCAATTGATCGAATGTATCGAATGTTTGTTTAATTTCACCAGCTGTTACAGCAAAGCTATATGAAGCAGCAAGTACATCAGATAGTGCAGTAAATGCAGTAAGGTCGAACGTACCAGTTGATGTAATGTTACACATTGTGTGCCCAGCAAAATCAACAGGTACTGGTTTTTTCTGTCCGTTTGACAGTACTGTTTCGCCAGGTGACCAAATTGCAGCCTCATCAAACAACTCATCATTTAGTTTTGCAACCAATCCAGTTTGTTGTACTAGTTCATTAACTGAACGTACAATATCAAATGGTGTGCCAAATTCATCGGTAAAGCCTTGAACTAAAGAACCAGTAACGGTTGACATAAAGCCAGATTCAGGTAGTCTAGACAATTGAGTAAGTGCATCAACAGTTTGACCACTTCCGTTTACTACTGTGTCTTTTACTGTACCGTCTGTATTGAAACAAAAACCATAACTTGCATTTGCAGCAGAACTTGCATCAAATTTGTTTTCGAATATCATAACATCTACGACGTAGTCTGATACTTTATCTTGAGGTAAAAGATATGCAGGCATTTCTCTTCCTAATGTAGTGTACCAACGCTCAAACGTTAATGTAGACAGTGCAGGTTGTCTAGATTTTCTGACGAAAACTGATAGACTAGATACACCAATATTTGCAAAAGTTAATAGTTTGTCTGTGTTTGTTTGAGACAGTAGTTGACTAGGGTCTATTTTCCAAAACTGTTGAGTATTATACAATGAAGTATAAGGTACTTGTTTTGCTGTGCCATTTACGACATTTGCAACAGTTGACAACTCTTGCAAGCCAGCAAGGTCGATTTCATTATCAAAAGTCCGAAGGTTTATTACATAAATTGGACCAATGGCCAACATATATGATGCACTTCTTGCAGACCAGTTACCTCTTCTTTCATCAGCATCAGAAACACTATCAAATATTGAAAAATATTCGTTTTCTGTGCGTACTAAAATTAAAGAATTAACTGAACCTTTGCGACTGTTAATAACTAAGACTCTTGCTCCTTGCGGAGCTTCAGCCGTTGGTGTAGATTCAACAACATCAGTGATGAATTTAACACCCGGCGCCTTAAATCTTGTTAATTGAGACGGTAAAGCCATGTTCGTTTGTATTTTAAATTAATTATTTGTTATTTTAGAATATGTATTCATTATTGAAAATTGGCATCATTTTTTTGTCCAATGCAATTTAAAATAGTGACTTATGTGTAAATTAAGCCCTTATTTTTCTTAAGCGTAAGGACAATGTCACTTATTTGAACTTTTCTAAGTTGAGACGTTATGATAAACAGAGTGCAGTTAAGCCCATCAGCAAGCACTACAGTGTCACCATTTGCTAGTTGAGCAGTTATTGAACTGGTTGAACCAGCAGGCACAAGATCAAACAGTATTATTTTACTGTCAAAACTTGTAAAAATGCTGTTTGATATGTCATAGCTTTTTGTTTCTGGTTTTGTATTAACTAGTACATTCAGTTTTATCGTCAATTGTACCGGTTGCTGTTGACCACTAATGCTTTTTGTTATGCCCGACCTAACCATTTCGTATAGTCGATTAGCATCATTAACAGAACGACCGCTACTAGCAATTGCACTAAGTCCTAGTTGAGGCCTAAACCTATCAGTACTAACAATCTCAAATTCTAATTTTTCTGATTCGTCATGCCCAATTGTAAATTGATGGTGACTTCGATACTCAATGTGCTTCATTTATACGCTTTTTAGCATTTGTTTTACTTCTTCCGATAGGCCAGACATGTCTTCATTTTCTATGTCGGATGGGTGTCTATATTGTATTTCGTTTAGTGCCACATATTCTTCAAGCCAAAATTGAAATTCTGGTTCGTTTAACTGAGCCCAATAAGAAAAGTTTACTAATGGCATTACCTTATCGTCATGTCCGATTGATGCAGCATAGTTACCTTTGCTGTTTCTTTGGAAATTTTCAATTTCTTCTATAGTTGTGGCGTCGTGGATAATCATATCTTGATTGTCTAGTAAAGTCTTAAACGATTTAACACCTACTTTTTTAACCTCAACGTTAGTTCTAAGACCTTTTATTTTCTTATTTGAGTCAGAATTTCGCTTAAACTTAACAATAGATTCAAAAGGAACCTCGATAGTTGATGTTGTTTCATCCTGCAAACATTTAAAGAAATATTCGCCGTATGTATTTTGTTCGACCAATAGTTTGCTATAGTCTGGATTCAATGCTGCGAATAGTTCACGGGCAACAAGTGCAAATTCACTGATTTCGAGTGTGTTGCATGCAAAAAAGCCAATTTGCTCATATAAAAACTTACTCGTTTTTTCGTTAAAACCGACTCTAAGTATTTGAATCGTGCTGTAATCTTGACCTAAACCTTCTGCGATATCAACAGTTAAGCAAAACACGTCTACATCAGGATCAATTTCTACCTCAGGATGAACATATAGAAACTCTTCATAATTCGAAAGAATATCAAATTGATCAGATACGTAATCTGTCTTTTGCTTCATTAGTCTACGCATAGTCTTAGCAGCAAGTAAAGTTTCAGCATGCACATCAAACGACATTTCATACTGCTGTTTAAATTTGCTAAGCCCAATTGAACTTATTTCATCTTGAGCCCATTTAAGCGTTTTGCCTGGTATTTCCCACCAACAAACTTTACTTGCACGCATTCGGTTTTTACCTTTTATTGCGTCGTTAAACAGTGTAAAAAAGTGTTCCTTACCGTATGGTGTTGAACTAATTATAAGTTTACACAAACCTGACTCTTTTTGTGAAGACAGGACAGGCTTAGCATTGGCTAAAAAGTCTTTTTGGTATTCTACTTTATTTCGACCTTTACCAACAAATGCAAATTCATCAATATAAAGTATGTTACAAGTCTTACCGTTAAGTGCATCAATAGTTGTTGGTCCGGTGTACATTCTACAACCATTGTCGAATACAACAGTACTACCATTGTAACCAATAATTCCAGCCTTTAGGAAAAATGGCAACTCCTTATAAATAGACTTAATTTTAGACAAAACTTCACCAGATGTACTTGATTTATTAGCCAGTAGTGCAGCATGTTTATCTGCATTAAATAGCATAGCCCATATAATATACAAAGAAGTACCAATTGTTTTACCACTTTGTCTTGACCACCCAAGTATAATTTCGTCGTTGTCTATGTAGTCTTTTATTTGCTTTAGTTGATAAGGCCGAAGTCTAAAATTACCTATTTTACCATCAGGTCTTTTAATCTTACAGTATTTTTCAATGAAGTACATAATGTCCTTAGAACACTTGATAACTTCTAATATTTCAGCGTCACTATACTGGAAAACTAGATTGCCTTTTCTTAAGTCTGGATTCTTTTCAAAAAACGGAGAAGCCTTTAATTTTTGACCTACTCGTATTGCGTCTAATGCCCACTGCACAGATTGTGAAGTCCAAACTGTTCCAGTTGGAGCATCACTTTCTATTTCACTATGAACCCTAGGGTCAAAAATTGTCTGTGCCATCCTTTTTTTTTTTTATTTAATCCTTAAGACTTGATTAACATAAATCATATCTGTCGTTAATGAATTTAACATTTTAATATTGGCAACTGTTGTGTTATACCTATTTGCAAGTGCGCCTAAGGTGTCACCACCACTAACAGTATGCATAGTGTCCTTTGTTGGTGAATTGCTAGCAACTGGTGTTGTTGCAGCAGACAAGATGTCTTTTGCGACAGCCCTTGCTAATTCTACCTTATTCTCTTGATACTTTTCCATATCACTTTTATTTGTGATGAAGCAAATTTCAGGCAGGACGTTTTCTCCTGTAAGGCGCATCCAACCTAATCGGCCATGATGTGATTCCATTTCGGACTTAACACCTTTGTTTCCGCGGTGATTACCTCTAAGTGGTATCGACAGGATACTTCCTATTGACTTTGCTATGCTTAGTGCTAGGCTGTTTTCAAGAGCAGTACTGTCGTGTGGTACAAGGACCTCTGTGCCTGTTGCTGCTGGTGTTGCTGCATTCCAATGAAAGTCGACAACAATAGAATTTGACTTTGTCTTATTTCTAAAAAGTCTAATTGTCTGAGATGTAAAGTTTCTGTTGTCATCAGTAACAACGTTGCAGTAACCAAATTCATCAGTTAGAAAGTTGAATACTAAGTCTCTAAATTCAACTGTTAGGTCACCTTCTACATAGCCATTACCTGCAGCACCTCTATCTTTTCCCTTTACATTGCTGTGACCAGCTGATAAAAAAATATCACGTTTTGTTTGCTTTTTCATAATTGTATTAATTTTAATTTGTTTCTAGTTATGCGTCTTTTTTAAGAAATGACCACACAGCGTCCCTGTTTCTTAGAACATCAGCCTCACCAAAGTCACCCCAATTTGTCGATTGTATCATTTGTGTTTGCAATTCAGTCAAAACGCTTGGATTAGTACTGCTACTATTAAGTTGATCCCTTGTTTGATTGTCGAAAACATTAGTAGGTTTCATGTAAGTTCGACCTTTACCTGCATTAAACATAGATTCTATTGCAGCTCTATCTCTTGGTTTGGCGTGTTTCATTTTAACTACTAGCTTTAATTCTGTTGGAAAGTCATCATATCCAATTTTATCACCAAAACTAATTGTTGAATCGTCCATAATAAGGTCACCTGCAACTAGTATTGGGTTCATTGGATTGCCAATAGTTACGTGCCATGGTCCTATTGGGTTTCCTGTTAGTAATGAATTCATAACAGGTATACCTGGTCGACCAAGCACATTAAGCATTTTACCTAGTGCCAAGTTCATAGCATTGTTTGCTATGTTTTTAAGTGTATCTTTTGCTGATGATTTCTGAGACATTGTACCTAAAAGAGATTTCATTGATGTAGTCGACGTTTTGACAAAATCATTAAAGTTTTTAGGTGACAATGCTTTCATGTCATTCATATATTTTGATGGTTGTACACCAACCCAGTGCCTTGCGCCACCCCAAAATTTAGCGTCGTTAGTTGACATTAGGACTAAGTTTGAAAGCAGGTCTATGAATGCTGCCTTTTGATTAACACCATTGATTGATCGCATTTCATATGAAAACTCTAGTTCAATGTTATGTTCAAATTTTAATCCAATTTCTCTTATACTTGCAGAACTAATACTATCAACTGGACCATATACCCTATTGCTGTCATGCTGAGGATCGTAATTAACCCGGTTTGCACCAGCTAATGACTCTTGACCGTACTTAGGATCAACAACTTTCATTGCTTTACCCACAACACCACCAATACCGTTTTGATCACCAAGCATTTCAGCCCGTTCCGATGCACTGTCTAATTGCTTCCATTTTAGACCAGAAGAAAAAGTTAAAATATCTGAAAGCTTATTTTTTTCTTGGTCAAAGTAAGTTATTGCCCTGCAAATATCTGGTTCAGGTTGACTTGTTTGACTAAAAATATCATCATTAGTTGCAAAAGCGAAACGTCTTAATGTTATTAATCTATTTAGTGGCATTTTACCAAATTGACTAGCATATAAGAAATCATCTGCAGAATAAACACTTGCACCTTTAGGTTGCTCGACTAGGTCTTTTGCTGATATGTTAGCATACAGGTCTGCTTGATCTCTAGACTCTTCGTCAAATAGTGGGTAGTTATTAGAACCACTAGACTTAACTCTTAGGTTAAAATATGGATTTGACGACCTAGGCAATTCACCAATATTAGTTGCAACTGGATTGCCATCTGCATCTCTAATATCTTCTAAGCCTCTAGGTGTTTCAGTTGGGCCAACATCAGTATATCGTTTTGCTGCATTAGGCAGTTTTGACTTTTTATCTTCATCTACTCGATGAGGTGATGTATAAAAAGGTGATGTGTCTTTAGTTTCTATTATTGAGTTGTCCGACATACTAATCCTGTTTATTATATGTATAACAAGAAAAAAACGCTTGACTTTATCAAGCGTTCAGTATATGTAATCTGTAATGTTTTTGTTATTGTGCCATTTTGTTAAGTTCTGCGTGTCGCAGTCTAATTGTATCTAACGAACTCTTTAGGTGGCTAGATACAATATCTACTGTTTGTTCACAGATAGCATTTATGTGTTCTCTTGTCACGGCAACATGGACAGAAGAGACTACTAAAGTTAAGTGTCGGTATCGTTTGCTAAATTTTTGCTCAAAGGTTGACATATCAACAAGCAAGTCAAAACAGTCTAGCGACTTTAGTTGACCTCTATTCGCCGCAGTATGCCAAGTTCTAAAACGGTTACGATGTACATGCAGCTGAGCCCATTCTTTAGTCTCTAGCAATTCTTCTATGGCTAAAAAGTATGTTACTGCGTCATTATTTATTTTACGTTTAGCAACTGTACATCTAAATCTAGTGTATAAGAAAGGCTCTGTTACACTAGCGGCTATAGCATAACAGTATTCACCAACTTCAAATAGTCTTTGATCAAAAATCGTTTCATTAGACACTTTGCTTAGCTCTATCATTATCGTCACGTAAGTTATTGCTAACTGCTTTACTTACTTGATTAAAGAAGTCTTCTGTTTGTCCTTGTAATAGTTCCATAATAACATCTGATACTACTTCGTATTCAATATCCATAGAATTGGCTACGATCTTTAGTTTGTTAATGTCACAAGGTATAACTAATTCAAAATTAAGAGAAAGTTTACTTTGCTTGTTCTTAGACTCTTGCATTTTAATTGCGTCGTGTATAAATTTATGCTTACCTGAGATTGGTTGTGGCTCTTCTGGCTTTGTCTCTTCATAAACTTTTGCTTCAGGTTGCCCTAAGTCATCAACAAGAGGTTTAGGTTGCCCTACGTCATCAACTTTGGTTGCTTTGACTTCAGGTGGTTCAATCGTATCTTTTTGTTCTCGGATAAGGTCACGATCCATACCTTGCATACCAGACATAGACTTAAATGGATCACCAAAATCATCATTAACTTTAGTCCAATTTGATTTTAGTTCGTCGACTGGTATGTTTTTGCCTACCGCTTTAGCCATGTTGCCGTCAATTTCTATAACATATATAACTTCTGTGCCGCCAGTGTTTGTCTTTTTTGACCACTGACCACATAATTCTGGGAATGCTTTTGCCATTTTTTAATATTTTATTTTAGTAAATTAAACAATCACAGCCAATAGTTAGCAAGAAAAAATGCTATAAAGGTAAATACGTTCTTCTTCGTTGTACAACTATTTTTAATGAAACTTCTTGAACAGGTCCGTTACCTTCATGAAGTGCAAATCTTCTAACAGTTGATCCGCTAACTGAACCTGTGACTACTGCTCTTGTTTCTTGTGGTGCAAATATTGGTTCTCTATCAGCACTGCCTTCTCTAACTGTAAGTAGTGCAATAACTTGTAAATCATTCCATGTTACTCGTTCTGCTGCTGTTGCAGAAGCGTCAGGGTATATTTCAATATCTACGAAATCATAGTGACCACCTAGGCTTGTTCTTTTCCATTTAACTAGACTTTTTATAACAGTATGACCGGGTCCTACAGCATCAAACGAAGAGTTCGTTGCTGTATATTGTCCTAATGACACCCAAGTTGTAGTTTGACCGTCATAAATATCAAACGTTCCTGTTACAACAACCATTGGTCTATTTATTCGCATAAACTCTGAAAGATATATGCTTAGTGCTGTTTGATTTGTTGCAGACCAATGCAATTGGCTAACTGGCCCATTAATACCTAAGAAAACATTAGCATAGTCTTCAGAATCAATACGTCTGACGTGACCAAATTCATCCAATGTAATGTTTTTGACTGCCTCGGTCGGCTGTACATTGTTTGTTGACGTTGCAGTTGTTCCTGCATGTCTAATTCTTAATTCATCTGCAAAAGAACCAGATACAACAATCGCTGAGTCTCCAGTTGGAACATCTATGTTGGTGACTGTTTTAGACCATGCAGAAAATTGCCATTGTGCAGTACCTGCCTTTTCAGCAGTCCTAAACCATTTAACACCAAGCATGTAGTTACCTAGTGTGCCGCCAGTCATTGTTACTTCTTGCAACATTCTATTTTTTGTGCCACCATTGTCAATGACAAAAGTGTTGATATGCATGTCTGCTGGTGCAGCTGTTACATTAGGCAAGAAATTAGAAATTGCAGTACCTATAGCAACGAGGCTGTTACCATGAACAGTAATGCTATTTAGGTTAGTAGCAGACGCATACCAAACAGTTTTCTTAAAATATGTTGATGTGTCTTGATTTTGTAGATCAGTTACATCCGATTCTAATGCATCCAGTCTAGTATTAACTGCAATTCTATAATTAGCAACGGCCAATGCTGTTAGTAGTTGAGAATTTGTTGCAGTTGTCGGCATAGCAGTTAGGACTGTGTATGCTTTAATTAGTTTACCTGTTGCATCGGTTGACAATACATTTGCATCTACAATTGATTTTAAATATGTGCCTTCTGGTGCCCAAATTTCTAACTTTGCGTTTGCCTTGTTTGCTAGTTTTACTGTGTTACCAGACCAAGAAAGAAATTCAGATGTTAGGACACCAGCCATGATTTCAAGAGAAGTCGTTCTAATAACACCTCTGTTTGCTCGTATTGTTACCGCATCATCGCTTAGTTGAATATCTGAGTATTCATTTTCTAATGGTGAATATGAACTTGTTAATATCGTTGAATTAACAGAACGATACAGTCGACCAAATTGTCGTATAGATTCTGAGTTTCTGTGACCAAAAATAAGTCCATTTTTGTATGAGTTTTGCAATATAACTTGGGCAGCAAAGTCGTCTATGCCTGGTGCATAGTTATTAGTGTGTATTCGTTGAGTTTCTTGTAACAATTCATGATATCTAACTGGTGATCCAGCTATCAAACACATTTGAGTGTCTGTTGTTACATCTTGTTCAGTTGCAGCAACAAATTTATGTGTCGGTAATGCAGCGCCTGGGCCAGAACTGCTAACCAATATGTCAATAATAGAGTCATTGTTAATATTTTGATTGACTGCTGGGCTTGCATCAGTGTTATTTTTGGCCACCGCAGCATAGTTTCTAAACGAACCGTTTGTTTGGTTGCCGCCTTGAAACAATTCATTAAAAATTGCACGAACTCTAGATTCTGATAAAGATGAAACTTGAGCAAATGTTACACCAGTGTCTGTAAACTGGACTGTTGTTTGGTTGCCGTTAACGACTTCTGACAATTCTATGATTTGACCTTCTGGCAAAACTAAAAGATCACCAATAATTAATTCATCGTCGCTAGGTATGTCAAGAGAAGAAAACAATAGAGCAGAGTCATTGTCAAATGATTGATTTATAAACGCTAAGTCAACTTCAGAAGCATCTGTAATATTGTAAACATTTTGCATGTCTGACATTTTCACGAAAACCCATTTTGATCCTCTAATACCAACACCGGCTGGTCCTGTTACAGATAAACCAGGCTGACCTTTAAACCCAGGTAGATTTAAAATTTGAGTCAAATTAAAGTTCATGTCTTCAACAAATTTTGGCCAATCTGATGCGTCTAGTGTTCGTAAAACTAAACCGGAAGATGTTAAATCTTTCATATTTTTTACTTATTGTCGTGTTAAATTATGTTTGCTTGCGTTGCATTAATAGAAGTTGTTGGTTGAATACCTAAGCTAGTATTTGATGCAGTTGTTGGTCTAAATTTAGCGTTTATGTTAACGTCAAATGTAAACTTCTTGCCTGAAATTAAAAGATCAAAGCCTATTTTTTTAGTGTATTCAAATTGGCTATTCATCGTATTACCACTGACGCCACTTGGATTACCTAGAGCATCAGTCATTCTGTATTGGAACATGATAGGTATTAATATGCTATCTTGTTCACCAGAAAATATTTGCTTTGATGCGCTAGAGTCTATGCCTTCTACTTGATATGAACTAAGACTGTTTAGGTCAACGTACGCAGCAGCACCTACTGTATTTTGACCTACAAGATATTTGTCATCTTGTTTAAAGCCAATAATTAAGTCATTGCTTTTTGCATTTTGTACCATTACTTCCCTGTAAAGAGAGTTAAAGTGCTTTATTCTATCGAATTCAGTTTGTAAAATTGTAATGTCTTGCTGTGCTCTATATTCTAAATATGCAGGGTGTAAGTTAGTCATTGCAACATAACCATTAAGAGCAGCAGAGCTTAACAACTTAAAGTTTTCTACAAGACCACCATCTAGCTGTATAACGTTTTTGGCAGAGTCTACTGCAGTAGTGTCAATATCAGCAGGGCTAACCAACGTAGAGCTTTCACCACCAGTTGCTAAGTATAAATCAGCATCACCATTAATGTTTGTTGCTCTATTGTAAAATATTTGACCTTGTTTTTGGTCTATGACCTCATTCGAACCACTAATAAGCAGTGCTGATTTATCGTATGCTGCATTGTCTACATTTTGATTTAATGAACCAGGCGTAATTGAAAGCAATTCAACCGTTTGTGCATTACGATTCATTAACCTAAGATAAAATTGCTTAGTTACTATTGAACCCCAGTTAGATTGTTCCGTTAGATCAACCTCTTCTGTATAGTAACCAGCAAACAACTTAACAGTTGAAAAGTTATTAACATCGTATGTTCTAAGGTCTTCATCAACTAGTTGTACTGAAACGGTGGCATATCTTCTATCGACTAATTCTTCTAGTAATTTAATTCTGTTTTCTAGCAGGCTAGTGTATTCAAACATTGAAATCGTTGTTTGTTCGTTTGTCACATAACCAGATGCAATCCGTTTAGCCTCGTGTGCAAAAAACTTTTCTTGTTCTCTAAAGCTGCCAGCAAGATGTTCAGTTATGCCTTGATTGTTAAATTCTTGCTGCACTCTAACTGTTAATGCATCTTCTGTATTTTTTCTTGCTATTGCTGCAGTGTCTGATTCTTGCAGCAGTTCAACTGGAAAGTCAACCCTGACTAAGTCAGACCAGTCAGACATAACAGGTGCAACCGGCCAACCTGCTTCAGACATTGCCTTAACTTGAAATTCTACACTTTCACCATATTGAATTGCGACATCTAGCTGATTAATGTTTGACTGATCACTATCAGATGGACTATTAATTGACCATTTTGAATTACCGTCTTTGTCAACAACTCTATTAAGGGGTTCTGTTTTAACTGTAGTCCAAGGTGTAAAGCTAGCACTAACTTTATTTTCACCGTCAGTATAGACTAATTGAGTAGCATTGGCACTGTTACCTACATTAGATACGTATCTAAACCTTGCCTGATATTGTACTATTTTTTGTGGGTCCGTTATGTCAGACGGTATGTCACGTTGTATTGGCCAAAAGCCACGAACCCTGTATTTAGGACTGATGCTTGCCTGTTCTGATGTATTCTTAAGCAATGTGTTTATGTCACCGACTAAAGAGCCTAGCAAAGATGTCTTTTGCATTTTATCATTAATAATTGCAGTTCGTTTTGAAACATCATTTTCTCTTTTTGAAACAGTGCTATAGTTACCTTGTGCGATTTTAGACGTTAAGGTAAAAATAGAACTGTTTAAGACTTCTATTTGTGAAGTTATAACATCTTTTTCTTTTTGTATTTTTCTTAACTTTTCTGTCGTAGGTGAATTTGTTAGGTGTGCATTTATTTGAACAACTTCAAAGTCTTGAGCTATAAGTGTTGGTTTTGTTGGTGTTTGTCCAAGATTTGCAGGTATTAAGCTTTCTCTAACTATAGATTCAAAGTAACGACCAACATCTGCCACTTTACTTGAAAAGAATTCGTTAAATCTAAATGTTTCACCTGCCTGTACAACTGTAAAGTTATCAGCAATAAAAAGTTTTGCTGTACTTTTAGAACTAGCAAAACCAGTTTGATCGTTAATTGGACTAATAAAAATTATTGACTGCTCTTTAAGTCTAACAGGTATTCTAATAATAGCCTTTGACTCTTCTGTTGACAGAATTGAAAGCTGTGCTTCACCAGTTAAGATTGAACCAATACCAGCATCATAAATACAAGTAAGCACATCTGATTTTGCGTTAATAGACTGTATTGATATTCTTACTGAGCCATCTTTTGTTGTTAGCGCGTCACCAACATCTAGTCTTTTTGACTGTTCAACTACATTTAAACTGTCGTTGTATCTTAAACTTTCAAGTGTTACAAGTACAGTATCGTTGGCTGTTGCAACAGAGCTAGTAACATTAAAGTCACCTGAATATCTTGCCTGTGTTGCTTGATTTAACTTATCATATTCTTGCTCTGTCCAAACAAAGTCACCAGTTGCAAGTATTCTTTTTGCTTCTGAGTATGACATACCATCGCTAAATGTTGACATATCACCGTCAGTAACAAACAGCTTAGTAACTCTAGTCTGTCTAGTCTTTTGGTAATCAGCAGATAGTGTCAGCTCAACTTCAGTTAGGGGTGACAGCAGGCTTTCAATAATTGTGTTTGTTGATAGTTTAACATCAGATGCCATATCAATGTCACTTGCCATTACAGAAGGCAGTGATTTTCGATGAGAAGTTACGAATATTTCTCTAAAACTGCCGTCCTGTGCGACCAGAGCAGATTGATTTTCAGTTAAGCCTGATAAGTTATCAAAAGATTGTAATAGTCTTTGTAACTTATTAGACAAGGCAATATTTGAAGGTATAAGGACATTAGTTATGCCACCGTCTTTATTTTCGAGTGCAACAGAAATTTCTGACTCTTGAGTAGTAAGCGCTTGCATATAACCGTTTGCTAATTTTACTATGTTAGCGTGATATAAGTTTACGTTTTCGAGCTGTGCTGTTAGAGAATTGTCGTTCATTGTCTAAATTTACTTTTAGTAATATATGTATACATTGCATGTAATGATGAGTTTTTACAACTTAGCGGCCAGCATGGCACAAGAAAAAAAGCTAGTCAACGATTGACTAGCCTTTCAACAAATAACAACCAACAATAAGCAAATAAGAAAGCAACCAGCTTTGGGTTTTTCAGGGATTCTGGTTTATCAAATACTGAATCCCTTTCTGTATTTGATCTAACAGCGTACTCACTGTGTTACTTTCAATGGTGTAAAAGACTCGGCCTCCTTAGCCTACTAAAACATAGGTGGCGCTTTAAGAGTAGGTTTAAAGCCAGTTAGTGGATATCTTGAAAGGACTTACACCCTCACTAACACAAGTCTTTTTATTTTTTAACCCCCTAAAGGGGGAGGGCTATTTGAAGATGCCCTCCGATGTCTTACCTTATGCAGCTGCTCTTAGAGCAACATGATTAGGGTTTAATTGTCTAACGTTGTCCGTTAAAGTATCACATATCCTAACTATCAAATCATACTCACTAATCAATGCCAGTCGAGCCCATATTAAAATGTTATTCTTAGTGGACTCGGAGAGATTCGAACTCTCGTCTTAATGAACCATTGAAAGCCTAACAGCTATGCAATTTTGTATTTACCAATGCGGTAAAAATGATCCTTAGTGAGGAGTCGAACCTCATCTAGCTACTTGTAGCAACTAGCCAATCTTAACCTATTTCGATTGCAAAGAAAACTTAATCCTAAGATTAATAAGGTCGGGAACTGATTTATTGATTCCTAACTCCACCATTCATTTTCTTTTTGACAGAGAAAATAAAAAATAACTGTTTTATAGTTTAATTAAACCATTAGTGCCAAAATTGTTAGCTGACCTTTTCGTCAAGGCCAATTGTGCAATCATTGGTGTATACCAACGCTGGTCAATAATGTCTTGAAACATTTTTGTTGCCTGCAAACGGTCAAGTACCTCGCGCCACTTGTCTTGGTCTAACATTTCATGCAACTTTTGTTCTAAATTGTTATTGTCAACTAGTAAGTTATTTGCTACGATAGCCATAACTTCTATGTCAGGTATTAGTGTCCACATTGCATGTTGATGAACTAAAGGTAAACAATCATGCATTACAGATTCAACAAACCTAAGCATACTAAAAGTATCTATGTGATAAGATGGCACAACTAGCGTGATTTTAGATTCCAAAACCTCTAGCAAGTACTCATTCCTGCTTACGATTGTGCTTTTTGTTTTTACACCGGTAATGGCATCATACATTGAGTATCTAAGGTTAACTGTTATGTCGCCAGCGCTCTGTATTTCTTTAACAGTCTCAATGATAGTGTCTCTAGTTTTGTCCTTAAATGAACTAATACCTAGAGTGAAATCTGCTAGCTTTAGCCTTGGGTTGACCTGACCTTGACTGTACATGTAAAATTGTAATGGTAAGTACTCATAGTCAGAGTCTTCCATTTTGTCATAATAAAATTGACGAGTATTGCCTTCGTAGATAAACTTAATTTCTTTTGGGTCTATCACAAAATGGAACAAGTCAGGTTGACTATATAAGCCAAGCACGGCATATAAACGAAATGCTGGATCAATAAAAACATGTGGTATGTCAACGCCATCTATGACACGATCATACTTGCTATTATGCCAGTTACTATGTATTAACTTTGCCAGTTTTTGACCAACATCACTAAACATAGGCATACCGACAACGAAAACACGATCAATTAATGGTACTGTGTCATACAGTTCACCTGTACTTGAGAATACAGTTTCATGTATGCTATTGCTATACGTATTCGCCAAGTCTCTTGCTATTTTTGACGATGCTTCACTTCTGACGCCATCAAATATTATAAACTTTTCTTTTGTTTCAGTGAACAAAGACAAGAGTGTTTCTTCTATTAGTTCTAAATAGTTTTGGTTTGGTGACG